GAACACGAAAGCAGCAGTGGCTTTCTTCGTGCTTTCTTCTACCATGTTGAAGAAACGGCGAACGGAGATATAGCGCCATTCGTTATCGTTGCCGGCGAGGGTACGTGCACCCCATACCAGCGTGCCTTTACCGGTGAATTTGCGGATCGCATTGATGGATTTACCAGCAACCGTATCTACGTTCAGGCCTTTCTGATCATCATCAGAAATTGCTTTAGTCGGACCGGAAACATAGTTCAGGCCTACGTTTGCAGGCGCTTTCCATACACCGCGTGTGCTGTCTACGGAAGCATATACGCCGGCGATAGTAGCAGAAGGGTTCAGCTCAGGATGAACACTCGCAGCAGCCGCCTTGGCAGCATTGTAAATAGTATTATCGGAGATGTTGCCCAGTGCAACAGCTGTTGCATTATTCACAGATACGCTGATCGTGCTATCATTATAGATGTAGCTCAGCGATGTTTTAATGAACGGATGGTAAGCTGCACCATATTTCAGGTTGTTGTTCAGAATGCCGTTACTTGCGTCGCGCAGGGTTGCGGGATCATTGTCGAAACAATCGATGATTACAAAACGGTCCTTCAGCAATGCTGCCTGCTGTAGTGCTTTCTGGTAAACGCCGTACATTTTGGCTGCCGCGTTGGTCGGGTTACTGGAATCAGTAATTGATACCCCTTCCGGAATCACGAGCAGCGTAGGCTCGTCGTAATTGGCAATTGTTGTTAGACCGGCTTTCAGATGATTGGGGTTGATCGTTGTATTAGTATCCATATCCCCTACAGAAACAATATAGCATGGGCCGCCACCATTGGCAAAATACAGCTGCATATGGTAATACATCGTATTGATCGGCGCGATATTATTGGTCAATTCAGCTTTTGTAGTTCGTGAGCCGTCAGCATTATCTGTGATAGAAACGGTAATATTCGCAGGCTTTGCAGTACCAAAATATGTTTCATATTCAAGCAATGATGTAATGCGTGCTACTTCTACAGTTGTAGAATCAGGCCCTTCAGTAACACTTACTCCGGGATTGCCCGATTTGCCCTGTTCTTTTGTATAACCGATAAAAGCAGGTATTGCCGTTTCTACCTCAGCAATGGAAGGTGGGAGCTTGGCGATCTCTTCGATGATCACTCCCGGTGTTTTATATGCCATGATGACAATTAGTTTTAGAAATTAACAGACCAGGAAGCTGTGCCACAGCCGGCTATCGCGCTATTCCTATGCACAGCAAAAGCTGCGGCACGCTCCTGAAAAAATGGTTCTATAACGGGTATTAAGAAAGCAGGCTGAGACCTTCGTGGGTGATCTCCAGCGTTTCGATAGCTACTTCGCTGCCGTCTGCCTTCAGATCGCTTGCCTGTACTTTGGTAGGGAAGGCATTCAGTGCTTTCCAGGTAAACACAGGTTCGTGGTTCTCGTTCAGCAGGCTGATCGTGATGTCACGACGCTCTACCGTGTTCATGCTGATCGTGCTGATCCAGGTATAGAACTCGCTGTCGCCCGCTACGGTGCCACGTTTCAGCGTGATCGCCGACCATTCCATCATACCAGGCATCTGGAGGTTGGAAAATACAGGGCTGGAACCTTCGCGGTATGCGATCGCTTTGTTCTTGATCTCGAGACCGGTTACTTCGCTAAAGCCTATGCTCGAACCACCCCAGTCTACGCGGAAATGAAACTTCGGTAATGGATATGTTGCCATTATTATAATTTTTTAATTGGTTGTGTATGAATTAATTTGAATTGATTTCCCGTTCCGCGAGGAACGAATGAGCATTAGCTCTGGGCCATCATATGGCTGAAGCGCAGTACGATGAATTCAGCAGGACGTACAGCGGCCAGGCCGATCTCTACATACATGCGGCCTTCCAGGATGTCCTGTGCGGTCATTGTTTTACCGAGACCTACAGCTACATAGAATGCCTGCTCCGGTTTAGCACCCTGCAGGGCACCGGCGCGCCACAATGTGAGCAGGTAGTTTTCGATCATGCCCTGTACTTTAGTCCAGGTATTGGCATCGTTCGGTTCGAACACGAAAGCAGCAGTGGCTTTCTTCGTGCTTTCTTCTACCATGTTGAAGAAACGGCGAACGGAGATATAGCGCCATTCGTTATCGTTGCCCGCCAGGGTACGTGCACCCCATACCAGCGTGCCTTTACCGGTGAAAGAACGGATAGCGTTAATGGACTTACCGGCATCTGCATGTACGTTCAGGCTTTCCTGCAGTGAATCAGAGATCGGCTTAGCAGGTCCTGTAACATAGTTCAGGCTTATGTTTGCGGGAGCTTTCCACACACCGCGTGTGCTGTCCACAGCGGCATATACGCCGGCGATGGTTGCGGAAGGATTCAGTGTAAGCGTGATACTTTCTACAGCTTGTTTTACCGCATTATAGATAGTATCCCTACCTGGTACAGCTGACGGCCTCACCTGGGAAAGAAAATTACCCGCACCATAAGTAACTGCAACAGGCGCTGCTGCAGTGCCGTTAGTAACGATTACCCGCTGGTGACTAATCGTTACCTGAGTTTCCGAATAGACATAACCAAGTGTGGTTTTCAGGGATGGATAGTAAGCTGCGCCATATTTGAGGTCTGATGTGCCCACTTCAGTGTTCCTGAATGTGTCTGCATCACTGAGTACACTACCACTAGGGGTATAATGGCTGTCCATTATAACAAAACGGTCTTTCAACAGGCCTGCCTGTGCCAGCGCTTTATTATACAAATTAGCAATATCGGCTGAAGGCAGTTTCACAGCTTCAGGTATCACCAGCAATGTAGGCTCATCGTACTTTTGAACAAACCCAAGCCCTGCATTCAGTGAAGCGTAATCCACGCTGCCAACAGTGCCCACAGAAAAGATATAGCAGGGGCCACCACCATTGGCAAAATACAGCTGCAGGTGATAGTACAATGTGTTTTTTTCAAGTGCTGTACTATTTGTAGCAGCGGACGCGGAGATTGCAGTTATAACACCATCTGTAACTGTATCCTGAACGGTAACAGTAAAGGGCATAGGCGTTTTTCCGAAGATCGTTTCATACTCCAGCAGGGAACTGATTCGTGCTACGCTTATATCGTGGCTTGCGCCCAGATCATCAACGTAAGTTCTAACAAGGCTCTGATCCTGGCCATGATTTTGAGTATAGCCTATAAACGCGGGTATTGCGGTTTCCACTTCGGCTATGGAAGGTGGGAGCTTTGCTATTTCTTCAACGAAAACTCCCGGAGCTTTGTATGCCATAATGACAAATTTGGTTTTACAAGTAAATAATTCTTTGACCTGCCGAACAGTTGTTCAACGGGCATCTGGTATTCAAAAATTTTCAGGGAACAGCGTCTGCTTAGCTTTGGGCCATCATATGGCTGAAGCGCAGTACGATGAACTCTGCAGGACGTACGGCTGCCATACCGATCTCTACATACATGCGGCCTTCCAGGATATCCTGCGGGGTCATGGTTTTACCCAGACCTACGGATACATAATACGCATGTTCGGGTTTTTCGCCCTGCAATGCACCGGCGCGCCACAACGTGAACAGGTAGTTCTCGATCATACCCTGTACTTTGGTCCAGGTATTGGCATCGTTCGGTTCGAATACAAAAGCAGCAGTTGCTTTAGCCACACTTTCTTCTACCATATTGAAGAAGCGTCGAACGGAGATATAACGCCATTCATTGTCGTTGCCGGCAAGGGTGCGTGCGCCCCATACTATTGTGCCTTTACCGGCGAAAGTGCGGATAACATTAATGGATTTACCGGACGTGGGATCTACATTCAACCCGTCCTGGTCTGTACCTGAAATCAACTCGTCAGTCCCGGTTACATAGTTCAGGCTTACGTTAGCCGGTGCTTTCCATACACCGCGTGCGCTGTCTACAGCGGCATATACGCCGGCGATAGCAGAAGAGGGGTTCAATGTTACACGCTTAGCACTGACAGCAGCTTTCACAGCCTGATAAGCGGCACTGTTTACAGTAACTAAAGTATCCAGGCCAACTGCGGGATCACCATCGATCGCAACATCGATTGCAGCCTCATCCCCGAACTCATAGTTGAGTGAGGTCTGGATAAAAGGATAATAAGCAGCACCATATTTCAGGTTGGCAGACGTGATCCCTCCCCTAAAGGTAGTTGTAACATCCTGCAAGGTCACATCATCTGTTGCGCCGATGCAGTCCATGATAACGAAACGGTCTTTCAGTTTTCCGCACTGGTCAAGTGCATCATTGTACAGGCCATATGCTTCTGTATTTTCAAGAGACACTGCCTCGGGAAATACGATCAGCGTTGGCTCATCATATTTGCCAATTGCAGTAAGACCTGCACCGAGACGGCTTGCATCAACGCTACCTGATGCTACACCAACAGATGCGATGTAACATGGGCCGCCACCATTAGCAAAATACAACTGCAGGTGGTAATGCATCGTGTTGACCAGCTCATCTATTGTAACATCTACTGTAACGTTGCCATCGGTTGCTGTAGTAACATCTGTAGATATTGTTACAGGTGAAAGCCCGAACAATGTCACATACTCCACCAGTGAGGAGATTCGTGCTACTTCCACACCATTGTCCAAAGCATGGCCGGACCTGCCCTGAAATTGTGTGTAGCCTATAAATGCGGGGATCGCGGTTTCTACCTCGGCTACGGAAGGCGGAAGCTTTGCAATTTCTTCGATTGACACGCCAGGTGTCTTGTACGTTGCCATAATGACAATTTGGTTTAACAGTTAAATAATGATGATTTATGTGGACGTTACAGTCTTGCGCATGACTGCCCATCTGCCCGTCAACGATGCAGCAGCAGGCAAGCCTGTAACAGTTAAATATTTAACGACCGCGAAGAACGCTTATCCCCTTTCGGATCAGCTCCGGGCCATCATATGGCTAAAGCGCAGCACAATGAACTCTGCCGGGCGAACAGCAGCCATACCGATCTCTACGTGCATGCGGCCTTCGAGCACATCCTGTGGCGTCATCGTTTTACCGAGGCCCGTGGATACATAGAATGCCTGTTCCGGCTTAGCGCATTGCAGTGCGCCTGCGCGCCATAGTGTAAGCAGGTAGTTTTCGATCATGCCCTGTACCTTCGTCCAGGTGTTGGCATCGTTTGGTTCAAAGATGAAAGCCTCAGTTGCTTTTTTCACGCTTTCCTCTACCATGCAGAACAAGCGGCGAACAGGGATATAACGCCATTCGTTATCATTGCCTGCCAACGTACGGGCTCCCCATACAACAGCACCTTTACCGGTAAAATTGCGGATAACGTTTACAGACTTGCCGGACTTTGTATCTATATTGAACAATTCCTGCTCTGTGTCCGAAATATCCAGTACAGCACGTCTTACCATTTTCAGCCCCACGCCTGCAGGGGCTTTCCAAATGCCGCGTGTACGATCTGTAGATGCATATACTCCTGCGATAGCTGATACGGGTGATAAGATTATATACTTATCTGCAATAGCGGCTTTTATTTCATTGTATATCTGGTCTCCGGCGTCCGGATGACTGGATGCCAGGTTCGCCAGTGAACTAGTCCATATATGAACGGTATTGTTCCTATCTTTATAAAACCGGTAATGATACGTATCTATCGATGCGTCATTATAGGAATGGTTGAACGCGGTTTCCACAAAAGGAAAATAAGCAGCACCATATTGCAGGTGATCGTTTCCAATGCTATCTCTGAAAATGGCCGCATGATCCGCTGTCTGATCCCAGTCCAAATAAGATTCCATGATCACGAACCGGTCTTTCAGTTCTGCGCATTGTTTCAGTGCCGCGTCGTATACATCAAAAGTGTCGCCCATGTATGCACTGAAATAGAGATGGTTCAGCATTCTTGATGCAGCCATTACAGCAGCATACGCTTCGTCCCTTGGCAATTTCAGTATTGCCTTTTCTTCGTCAGTCGTGGCATTTATAAAAGCATTCTCGGCGGCATTGTATACCTGCCATCTACTGTTGCTTTCCTGCAATAGTTGCAAATACTCCGGACTAGAGAATACCCAATTAACATCTGACCATTGTACATAATTCCGCAACATAGCCATATCCGGGAACAGCAGCAAAGTAGGTTCATCGAAGGCTTTTATCACTTCAAGCCCGGCCAGCACAGCTGCTTTATTGGGCGTGGTGTTTGCGTCTCCTACAGAAACTATATAACAGGGGCCACCACCATTGGCGAAGTACATTTGCAGGTGATAGTACATGGTAAGCTGCGGGTAAGGCATATACATGTATACGTTCAGGTTACGCACAACAAACATGTCGTTTTCATAAACATCCTCGATGGTGACAAAGCCACTGCTATCGTTTACCGTTCCAAAAAGAGCTTCATATTCCAGCAAGGAGGTAATACGCACGGGCGTTATCGTTCCGTCGTCTGCCTTGTTGGTCTTTTGCGTATAGCCTATGAAGGCTGGTATGGCAGTCGCTACTGCTGCTACTGCAGGGGGTAATTTCGCGGTCTCTTTTACGCTCACTCCCGGTGTCTTATATGTTTCCATATAATCTTCGTTTTGTTTAGGGTTAATTATTCGTGTTTATCCGGGAGGAATTGCTTGCTTTCGTTTATGTGTTTTTATGGTTAAGAATAAAAGGTTTTAAATTTTCAGCTTTGTGCCATCATTTGGCTAAAGCGCAGCACAATGAATTCTGCGGGCCTGGCGGCCGCCATGCCGGCATACAGAAATACTGCTTGCAGTCGTTGTTCCAAAAAGAGCTTCATATTCTTTGAGCGACGTGATACGCACCGGCGTTATCTGGTCACCATTGCGGTTTGTTTTTTGGGTGTAGCCTATAAAAGCAGGTATTGCGGTTGCACTTGCAGAAACGGTGGGTGCTGATTTTGCCGTTTCCTCGATAATGGTTCCAGGGGCTTTGTACGGAGCCATAAGTCAGGGTTTGTTTTCGTAAGGTCTTCGTTCATCATTAGGGGAAGACTTTTGTCCTGCTTTCGTTTCGTTTATTTTTTTTCGTGAAAAAATATTGTTGTATAAAACCAATCATGCATCAGCTCTCTGCCATCGTATGCTTGAAGCGTACCACGATGAATTCAGCGGGACGCACTGCAGCTACACCGATCTCCATGATCAGGCGGCCTTCCTGTATATCCTGCGCGGTCATCGTTTCATCGAGCCCGGCGGCCACATAAAATGCTTCGTCTTCTGAATCGCCCTGCATAGCACCGGATTTCCACAGACCAGCCAGGTAGTTGGTAATAAGGCTTTTTATCTTATTCCAGGTTCCGGCGTCATTGGGCTCGAACACAAATGGCTCGATCGCTTTCTTAATGCTTTCTTCTATAAGGTTGAACAAGCGGCGTACCGGTACATAA